AATCCTTATGGCATCTACCTGGAGCAGTGGCGATTGGAATTTAGGTACATGGAATAATGCTTTTTCTGGAGCTCAACTTCAAGGGCAAGAACTTTCTGTTACATTAGGAAATATAACAGTTGATGCTGATATAAGATCAGGTTGGGGTCGACAGGAGTGGAATTCTTTTCCATGGAATGCTGGACCTGATTCATTTCAACCGATAACTGGAATACAAATTAATGCAGTAGATGGTAATTCTACAATCACTGGAACATCTTTAACTTCTATATTAGGAGAACAAACATCTTCATTAGTAAATAATGTTGATGCTGCAGCGGGTTCAGTTAATTTAGTATCTGGTGAACAAGTAAGTATAGTATCTAATACTGTAGTTATTGCAGAAGGTACAAGTGCAGTAATATCTGGTCAACAATTATCAGTTAATTTAAATGCTGGTACTGGATGGAGTAGAGATGAATGGAGTAACGGTCCATGGAATACAGACTTAACTTCTATTGTAACTGGTTCGGGTGTTGTATTTATAGAAGATGGTCAAGAATTAACTTCATCATTAAATAATGTATCAGTTATAGGTAGTGCACCGATAGTTATTAATGGTGAAGATTTAACAATTACAAAAGGTAATGTTACATTAAGTACAAATAATTTCTTATCTATTGATGGAGAGCCTTTAGTTGCTGCAACAGTAGATACTTTTGCTGTACAAGCAGATGGATCTATTACAATTAATACTCCTACTTTTGAAGCTAATATTGAACTAAGTAATATTACTACTGGAAGTGCTTCTTTCTTTAGTGTTACTGGTCAACAATTAATTGTTAATTTAGGTAATATTTCTACAACATCTGAAAACTTTATTTCTGTTACAGGAGAACAATTAACAACAACAGTTAATACTATTACTTTAAGTACAGATCAAATATTAACACTTACTGGAAATGGAGTAACTATTAGCTCTGCTAGTATAGTACCTAATTCTGAAAACTTTATATCTATTAATGGAAATAGAGCAAATGTTAATGTTACAACACTTAAATTTTGGGATCCAATTACAGGTAATATTACTGAAACTTGGAATAATATTCACTAGACAAATCATGACAAATATATATTATTTACATTATTTAAAATATGGAGTATAAAAAATTATGCCATCAAGTTTTACATCAAGATTAAAATTAGAGAGACAAGCTTCTGGAGAAAACTCAGGAACTTGGGGTAATCTAGTAAATTATGTTTTTAATAGGGTTGACGCATCTGTTAAAGGTTATCAAGCAGTACCTGTAGGAGGATCTGCAAACGTAACTTTAACATCTAATAATTCAACATCAAATACAGATGATGATTCTACAGATGATCAAGTACATAATGCAGTATTAGAATTTACAGGTGCACTTACTGGAGACATTCATGTATTTACTGATGCTGTAGAAAATCAATATATTTTATTTAATAATACAACTGGTTCTCAAACTTTAACTTTTTCAAATACAGGTCATGCTGCAAATGGTGTAACTCTTACTCAAGGTAAAAAATTTTTAGTTTATTCTGATGGAACATCAATCACTGATGTTTTAGGTGTTGGAAGTCAAATTCAAGCTTATGATGCAAAATTAGATAATGTATCAAATGCTGCAGTAACTGATGGAAATTTTTTAGTTGGTAACGGTTCTGCTTTTGTTGCCGAATCAGGATCAACTGCAAGAGCTTCTTTATCATTAGGTACAGGCAATGATGTACAATTTGATTCTTTTGGTGTAGGTACAGCTGCTTCAGGAACAACTGGAGAAATAAGAGCAACAAATGATGTAACTGCTTTTTATTCTTCTGACGTTGCACTTAAAGAAAATATTACTAATATACCAGATCCAATAGAATCATTAAAAAAATTAAATGGTGTTTTATTTGATTGGAAAAAAGAATACATCAATCAAAGAGGCGGTGAAGATGGTTACTTTGTTAGAAAAAAAGATGTAGGTGTTATAGCGCAAGAAGTAGAAAAAGTTTTACCTGAAGCTGTTGCACAAAGACCAGACGGAATTAAAGCTGTTAAATATGACAGGCTAACTTGTTTACTTATCGAGGCGGTAAAAAAACTATCAGATCAAGTTGATAGTTTAACTAAAAAGGAAAGTTAAAAATGGCTGTTCCTAGCAATCCTAAATTATCAGACATTCAAGCAGAGTTTGGTGGATCTAATCCTATTGAACTTACTGAATATTATTCTGGTGGACCTTTAGTTCCAGCAGGATCTCCTGCTCCAAATGGTCCTATACCAAGTTCAGGTCAAATATCTATGGGTCAATTTAGATGTGCAGAAAATGCTACATTTACTGTAGCATCTGGTGGAACAGTTACAACAAGTGGAGATTACAAAATTCACACATTTACAGGACCGGGTACTTTTTCTGTTACTTCAGTAGGTAACTCTGGTGGAGGAGGAGATAAAGTTTCATATTTAGTTGTTGCCGGTGGCGGCGGTTCTGGAGTTGACTGTGCCGGTGGCGGCGGAGGTGCTGGAGGAATGAGAGAAGGAAAAGATGCACCTAAAGATTCATATTCAGCTTCACCACTAGTTGCACCCGCTGGACTCACAATTTCAGCTTCACCGGGTTCTTATCCAATTACAATTGGTAGTGGCGGTTCAGGAGCAACTTCAACTAATGGAAATGGTTACAAAGGAAATCCTTCAAGTTTTTCAACTATAACATCGACTGGAGGAGGATTGGGCGGTGGCCCATCTCCAGGAGGACCAGGTGGTTCAGGTGGTGGAGCTGGAGGTAGTCCGAGTAGATCGGGAGGCTCTGGTAATAGTCCACCAGTTTCTCCTTCACAAGGAAATCCTGGCGGTAATGGATATGCATCAGGTGGTTCATATGGTGAAAGAGGCGGCGGTGGCGGCGGAGCTATTCAACCTGGCGGACCAGGCACCTCGTCAACACCATTTGGAGGTGACGGAACTTCAACTTCAATTAAAGGAAGTTCATCAGCTTTCGCTGGAGGTGGCGGAGGAGGTAACGCAGGAGCTTCTCCCGGAACTGGTCCAGGAGGAATAGGCGGAGGTGGCCCTGGTGGTGATGATTCTGCAGGTACAAATGGGACAGCTAACACTGGAGGCGGTGGAGGCGGTGCCGGTCGATGTACAGTGCCTTTTGGTGCTTCAGGTGGTAGTGGTATAGTAGTAATAAGGTATAAATTTCAATAGGTAAATTATGGCAACTTTTGCAAAAATAAATGAAGATAACGAAGTTTTATTAGTTTTAACAGTAGAGGATAAAAACTTACTTGATTCTAATCAACAAGAACAGGAATCTGTAGGACAACAGTATTTAGAAACTCATCACAATTGGCCTGCAAATATGTGGATTCAAACTTCTTACAATACAATTAATAATACACATAGACTTGGCGGAACTGCATTTAGAGGAAATTTTGCATCTATTGGTTTTACGTGGGATTCTCAAAATCAAAAATTTTGGCCACCGAAACCTTTTAATTCTTGGGTCAAACATAATGATTCTTGTAGTTGGAAATCCCCTATTGGAGATGCTCCAGTATTAACAACTGAAGAAAAAAATGCAGGTAAGTTTTATTCTTGGAATGAGACTAATCAATCTTGGGATTTAGAAACTCCTTAATAAAATCTATTTAGAATAATATTTATGTAATAATAAATAAAAATTTATTATAGAAATATAGCAATTATGCAAAAGAAAGTATTAACAGAACAAGCTTTATATTATGGCGATGTAAAGATGCCTAAGGGATTTGAAATTAATCATGATAAATTAAAAGCTGATATTTTACAAACAAACCTTGAAAATAATGATTTTAAATTTTCTAAAGATTGGGATAAATTAAATACTTTTGTTAGAGAACATATGAATCTTAAATTCAATATTAGCTTAATTAATAAATCAACCTGGGGAAATTTTTTTAAATCTTTTATAAATACTGAACCTTTATTAGAAGTTGACCCTGTTGATCTTAGAAACTCTCCTGATTTTGTACTACTGTATGGAGTACAAGTAAAAAATTGTTTTATTAAAATATATTACGAAGATAATAGAAGAAAAGGAAGAAGTTGGGACATAGAACTTAAAAATAATATGTTTATTATGTTTCCTTCAACTAACACATATATTATCAAAAATAAGAAAAATGAAGATTTAAATTTTATTCAAACAATAACTTATGAATATACCTAATTATTATTGGTATTTTAAAAGTGCAATACCTCCTAAAATTTGTGATGATATAATTAGATATGGGTTATCTAAATCTGAATCTATGGCTTTAACTGGTGACTACAAAAATGAAAAATTAACAAAAGATCAAATTACAGATTTAAAAAGAAAAAGAAATTCTGATTTAGTTTGGCTTAATGATACTTGGATATATAAAGAGCTGCACCCATTTATTCATAGTGCAAATAAATCTGCGGGTTGGAATTTTGATTGGGACAGATCGGAATCCTGTCAGTTTACAAAATATAAAATAAATCAATACTATGATTGGCATTGTGATTCTTGGGAAAAACCTTACGATAGAAAAGATCCTAATAATCCTGAACATGGTAAAATAAGAAAACTATCTATGACTTGTCAATTAACAGATGGATCTGAATATGAGGGTGGCGAATTAGAATTTGATTTTAGAAATTATGAGCCACATATGCGAGATGATTTTAAACATAGAATACAATGTAAAGAGATATTATCAAAAGGTTCTATTATTGTATTTCCTAGTTTTGTATGGCATAGAGTTAAACCAGTAACAGAAGGGACAAGGTACAGTTTGGTTATTTGGAATTTAGGACAGCCGTATAGATGACAG